GATGTGACCCTTATGACATATCAGGAACTGTAGATGGTAGAGGATCAAATGGATCTTTACACGGTTTAACTAAGTTTAGTATGGAAAATGCTCCTGCTAATCATTTCTTTTTAGAATATATAGCTAGACCTCAGACAGCTGAAATGTTTTTTGAAGACGTGCTAATGGCTTGTATATTTTATGGTATGCCAATATTAGCAGAAAACAATAAACCTAGATTATTATATCATTTTAAAAGAAGAGGATATAGAGGTTATGCAATGAACAGACCAGATAAATTAAAATTATCTGTTACAGAAAGAGAAATAGGTGGTATACCTAATTCTAGTGAAGACATTAAACAAGCTCATGCAGCTGCTATAGAATCATATATAGAAGATTTTGTAGGACTGAAATTAAACGGATCTTATGGTGATGTTTATTTTCAACGAACTTTAAACGACTGGTCTAAATTTAATATTAACAACAGAACTAAACATGATGCTTCTATTAGCTCTGGTTTAGCAATAATGGCTTGTAATAAAAATAAATATAGACCAATACCAACGATTAATAGAAAAGTATATAATCTTGGTTTTAAAAAATATAACAATAAAGGAACAATATCAAAAATAATCGAATAAATGAAGATGTACACTAACTCAAATAGCGCGTTTCCTAGTCAGGTAGTACCTGATTATGAAAAAGCTTCATGGGAATACGGTTCACAAGTGGCGCAAGCTATTGAGACAGAGTGGTTTAATCAAGGCAGAACTAATGGTAATAGATATCTAACTAGCTTTAATAATTTTCACCACTTAAGATTATATGCAAGAGGTGAACAACCTGTTCAAAAATATAAAGACGAGTTGTCTATAAATGGTGACTTAAGCTATTTAAACTTAGATTGGAAACCAGTTCCTATATTATCTAAATTTGTAGATATAGTTGTAAACGGTATATCTAGCAAAGAATATGATATTAAAGCTTTTTCACAAGATCCAGAGTCTGTGAAAAAAAGAACTATGTATGCTACTTCTTTAGCTGAAGATATGTTTGCTTTTCAACAGATACAAGCAGCGGAACAACAGTTAGGTGTAAACTTACAAAGAACTAATATACCTCCAGCTGATCTTCCTAAAACAATGGAGGATTTAGAATTACATTTACAGTTAAGTTATAAGCAAAGTATAGAAATAGCTGAAGAAGAAGCTATAAGTCAAACGCTGGCTAAAAATAAATGGGAGCTTACTAAAAGAAGATTAAATGAAGATTTAGTTGTATGCGGTATTGCTTGTGCTAAAACTAATTTTAATGTAGCAGAAGGTATAACATTAGATTACGTTGACCCAGCTTATTTAGTATATTCATATACAGAAGACCCTAATTTTCAAGACATATATTACGTAGGTGAGGTTAAGTCTGTAACAATACCCGAGTTAAAAAAGCAGTTTCCTAATATTCCTGAAGATGAATTGCAGAGAATACAAGAAATGCCTGGTAATAGACAATACATAACAGGGTGGGGAAATTATGATAACAATACAGTTCAAGTAATGTATTTTGAATATAAAACATACATGAACCAAGTATTTAAATTAAAAAAGACAGACAACGGGTTAGAAAAAATTATAGAAAAAACAGACGAATTTAACCCTCCACCTAATGATTCATTTGATAGAGTTAGTAGAACTATAGAGGTTTTATATAGTGGCGCTAAAGTTCTAGGAACAAATACAATGTTAAAATGGCAGCTTGCAGAAAACATGACAAGACCAGCTGCTGATACTACAAAAGTAGAAATGAATTATGCTATTGTAGCGCCTAGAATGTATAAGGGTAGAATAGAATCTATAGTAAGTAGATGTACTGGGTTTGCTGATATGATACAATTAACGCATTTAAAAATGCAGCAAGTATTATCTCGCATGGTTCCAGACGGTGTGTTTTTAGACATGGACGGTTTAGCTGAAGTTGATTTAGGTAATGGTACAAATTATAATCCAGCTGAAGCTTTAAACATGTATTTCCAAACAGGTTCTATTGTTGGTAGATCGCTTACACAAGATGGAGATCCTAATAGAGGTAAAGTACCTATTCAAGAATTACAATCATCTGCAGGTGGTCAAAAGCTAGCAGCACTAATACAAACGTATCAATATTATTTACAAATGATACGTGATGTGACGGGTCTTAATGAAGCTAGAGATGGTAGTTTGCCTGATAAAGACGCTTTAGTAGGTTTAGCTAAAATGGCAGCTAATCAATCAAACATAGCTACAAAACACATAAATCAAGGTAGTTTATATTTAGCTTTAAGAATATGTGAGAATATATCGCTTAAATTAGCTACAGCTCTTAGTTTTCCTTTAACAGCTAATTCTTTGGTTGAAGGAATATCTATATATAATGTAGAAACTCTTAGAGAAATATCTAATCTTAATCTTCATGATTTTGGTATATTCTTAGAACTAGAACCAGATGAAGAAGAAAGAGCACAATTAGAACAAAATATACAAATAGCTTTACAAGCTGGAGGTATAGATTTAGAAGATGCTATAGACATACGTCAAATTAAAAACTTGAAACTAGCTAATCAATTACTAAAACAAAGACGTAAAAAGAAGTTAGCTAGAGAACAAGCAAATCAAGAAAGAATTATAGCAGCTCAAGGAGAGGCACAAGCTAAAACAGCTGAACAAACAGCATTAGCTGAAACTCAAAAACAAGCAGCGTTAACTCAGCAAAAAGTTAGTATAGAGCAAGCTAAGTCTCAATTTGAAATAGCTAGAATGGAGACTGAAATGCAAATAAAAGCTAAGTTAATGCAACAAGAGTATGGTTATCAGTTTCAATTAGCTCAAATAAAAACAGGGGCTGAAGGTTCTAAGGAAAAAGAAATTGAAGATCGTAAAGATAAGAGACTAAAAATGCAAGGTACTCAACAGAGTAAATTGATACAACAGAGACAAAATGACTCTGGGCCTGTGAATTTTGAAAACTCAGGTAACGAATTAGGATTTAACATTGAAGAGTTAATACCTAAGATTTAATTAATTATATAATATTTTATCATGTCAGAAAACAAACAGACCGAGGAGGTCAAGCAAGAAGGTGAATTTAAAATAAAGAAAAAATCACCAAAGAAACTAGGTCATATAAGTGCTAATGAACCTGTTAAAGTAGATTTAACTAAACCAGAAGCTACAGGTGAAGTAATACCAGATGTAGTAAAAGTAGAAATTCCAAAACAAGAAGACGATGCCATTCAAATCGGAGAAACAAGAGAACTGGCTGAGACTAAACAAGCCGGAGATATATCTAAAGTGGAAGAACAAGTACAAGAGCCCAGCGAGGTTGTTGAAGAGGTTAACCCCATCAAAGAAGTAACGGAAGAAGAAGTAGTTGAAGTACATAAAGAAGCTCAAGAAGCGATAAGAGATCAGAAGATATTAGGTAAACCTTTACCAGAAAATGTAGAAAAACTTGTTAACTTCATGGAAGAAACTGGTGGAACAGTGGAAGACTATGTAGCACTAAATAAAGATTACTCTAAGCTTAGCGGCTCAGAGGTTTTAAAAGAATATTATCTAAAATCCAAACCACACTTAGATTTAGAAGAAATAGCTTTCTTAATGGAAGATAATTTTAAGTTTGATGAGGAAGTAGATGAAGAGCGAGCTATAAGAAAAAAGAAGCTTGCTTACAAAGAAGAAGTTGCAAAAGCAAAACAATACTTAGAAAGCTCTAAGAATAAATATTACGACGAGATCAAGTTGAGACCGGGCGTAACTCAAGAGCAACAAGAGGCGTTAAGTTTTTACGACCGATATAAACAGCAGCAAGAAGTTGCTCAAGCACAACATGGTGATTTTAGGGATCGTACTAAAAAATTATTCAGCAAAGAATTCAAAGGTTTTGATTTTAACGTGGGGGATAAAAAATTTAGATACGGTTTGAAAGATCCAGCTAAGGTAGGTGAAACACAAATAGATGTACAAAATTTCGTAAGTAAATATTTAGATAAAGACGGAAATATGGTAGATCCAGCTGGGTATCACAAAGCGATGTACGCTGCTATGAATGCTGATAAACTAGCTAATCATTTTTACGAACAAGGAAAAGCCGATGGCATTAAAGGTGTTATTGATAATTCTAAAAATCCAACAAATGAAAAACCTAGGCAAGTTGCCGACGGAAATGTATTCATAAATGGGTTAAAAGTAAAATCAATTAGTGGTTTAGATTCATCAAAATTGAAAATAAAAACTAAAAAGTTTAACTAATTAAAATTAAAATTATGGCTTTAACCCCACAGTTTGGAAGTTTAGTACCTTCTCAAACTCAACAATTACTTCAGCAGAACTATCTTACATTCGATGGTGCTGCAGGTGGTAACTTTGCTCAGCAATATTTACCAGAGCTTTACGAAGCTGAAGTAGAAAGATACGGTAACAGAACGTTATCCGGATTCTTAAGAATGGTAGGCGCTGAAATGCCTATGACTTCTGATCAAGTTATTTGGTCTGAACAAAATAGATTACATATATCTTATGCAAACTGCTCAGTTGCAGCTAATGGATTAGATATTGACGTAACTAACGGTGGTGCAAACACAAACGTAACAAACGTAATTTCTCCAGCTTCTACAGTTGTCATCATGGACGATTTTGGTGGCGAAGTAAAAGCTTTTGTTAACGCTTCTAACCCTACTACCGGTATTGTGTCTGTGCAACCATATCAATTTACAGATTTATTAGCAGTAGGAGCAACTCCTGCAGGTCTAGTTGGTTTAGTAAAGATATTTGTTTATGGTTCTGACTTTGAAAAAGGACAGAGCTCAGCTCAAGCTGGTTCTGGTGCAAACGCAATTGCAGCTGCTAACCCTATGATTACAGTTAACCCTGCATTTACTACTTTCAGTAATAACCCTATCATAATTAGAAGCCAATATTCTATCAATGGTTCTGACACTGCTCAGATCGGTTGGGTAGAAGTTGCTACTGAAGA